ATTTGGGAATAAAAGCGATTTTTAGATAAAAAGGGCCGGGGAGGGTCATCGCTCATCCATCACTACTGATTGATTGAGCTTTGCCACTCTCGCCTCTAACTCTTGCTTCCATCGTTCCAGGCGGTCGCGCTCACGTTGTTCGTGTTGACTTCGCGTGTGCGATCGTGCCTCCTTATGTACCTTGGCATGACAGCTGATGCAAAGGGCTTGCAGGTTGGTGGGCTCAAAGCAAAGCTGTTCCATTTCGTCGAGCGATCGTGCAGTTTCAACGGGGGTGATGTGGTGAACATCTACTGCGCTCACAACTTTATCTTCGTATAAACATAGCTCGCACAGCGGATTTTGCTCCAGCTTCCACCTTCGCAGCTGCTGCCATCGCTTGCTGTTCAACAGGCGTTGATAGTTCTTGTCTCTACTCATAATTACCATTCACTTGTAAAAGGTCTGAATCCTAACTGTTCTAAACTCTCAACCAGCCCTGGTGTTTCGGGCTTGCGTTCGTGTGAACGTGGACTGGTACGTATCATCGTCTCATCATCTGGTATCATGGTGTTCGCCCTCCCAGTCTTTTACTTCTTGTTCTGCTATCTCACGGTCGAAATCGTCAAACTTCAATCGCTGGTCCATTGCTAACGAGTCGGGTGTGCGGTGCTGGTGGCTTTTGGTTCTGCGCCCGTAGCCGTAATCCTTGCCATTCTCAGCGCGGCTGCAATCCTCAAAGTCGCGTCGCAGTTCGTCGTTCTGTCGGGCTGTTACCTCTGAATCTGCCAGGTAGCTGATAACCTCTGTTACTGTGTTCAGCTCCAGCTCTATGCGGGCGCGATACAGTTTGGTGTACAACTCAGGCAAAAGGATGTTGAACAAGCGTTCGAATATTTTCATTACATTCTCCGTTTGGTTCCAAATGCCCATCCATGGCTTATCTACCATGGTGGCACGCAGGCCCTTCTTCTTGCCGTCGGCATCCTGCAGGATATAGACTGCGCTCACCACCTCCTTGGCGATGGTGGGGTCGGCCAGGTTGATGCTGTCTGCCCATCCGTCCATGTGCTCAAATAGTGTCATCGCCTGCTCCATCTCAGCGGTCAGGTTATGGCGATCGTCGGTGTAACGTATCAGGGTGTCGCATACCATTTGGATGAGCTGGTAGATGGTGCAACCCTTTTTGCGGGCTATGCGTGCCAGCTGTTCGGCACTCGATCGGCTTAGTTTGGTACCGACTACTACATGGCGTTCGTCGGTCTGTCGGGTGAATTGTTCGTCGTTGTTCATCGGGTTATCTGATAGTTAAATTTGTATTTCTGTCTCAGTATCTGTCGCCATTCGGCTATTCGAGGGTCGGCCAACTCTTCGGCATCCAGGAATGGCGTGCCATCATCCCAATCTATATGGGTGCCTTCTATCGGGTTGGTCTTATCGGTCTTTCTGTTTATGTACGTTTCGGGGCGTGTCATATGGCGGATGATGATATCTGCCACGTCTGCCTTCGGTCCGTCTTCCTCTATCCAGTTATCGTTAATAAACTTTGTGGTAATGCGTACCTGCTTGGATAGATAGTGGTTGCACTTGTCGGTCCAATCCTGTACGCCGTCTTTATCTGGCCACAGCCAAATGGTTCGGCCCATGGTGATAATTGGCTGTAGTACCTCAGGCTTCAGGAACTTAATGCCGCCAACGGCCAACCATAGGCTGCGCTCAGGGTGCCCGTAGGCGTTGGCACAGATTAGGGCTGTCTTCTCGCTCTCTACCACGTTTACCACGGCATCGGGGTACTTCTTCAGCAGGTGCATTCCAAATGGCACGGTGCGGAATTCGTGGTGTTTCAGATCGCATTGGTCGCGAATGTCTTTTTGGTTGTGAATCCAGCCTGGGCTCTCTTCCTTGTTGCGCTTTCCGTTCTCGCCATATCGCATCAGCTTTGCGCTTCGTGGTCGGCCTTCGTTGTCAATCTGCCAGAATGCTACCCTACCATCTTGCCACGGGCCAACGCAGTAATCGTGAAGGGTTGTGTGTACACGTTCGCGCTGGTTGTTAGTTGGGTCGTTGCTCCATGGCAGGTGCTTAAACCATTCAATAAAGTTGTTAAGCTGGGTAGAGTGTACCACGTCGGCCACAACCTGACGAGGCACAACCAGCATTTCTTTGTGTATCTCCTTAATCTCACGCGGTTTGGCTGGCTTAACGTTGCGCCATCGTGCATCCTTATCGTTGTCGTCGTCGATGTATATATCGTACTTCTTAGCCAGATAGCGAAGGGCATCGGTATAACTCAGGTTTGAACCCTTGTAATTCATCAGAAAAGCAATTGGATCGCCCGACGCATCGCACGCAAAACATTTGTATATATTCTTGGTGGGCGATACGCTGAAGTTGCCTATCGTATGGTCGTCGTGGAATGGGCACAGGCTTACGTACTCTGTACCCTTTGGCTTTAGTTCGATGAAATCGCTGATAACATCAACGATGTTGGCTGCATCCTTAATTTTTTCGATTGTAAGTTTGTCGATGTGGCCCATGAGTTTTACAGATTTTGTTATTCTGTTACGATTATATCAGGTGAGAGATATCTACGCGTGTACATGCGTACATGTGTGCGCGCTCGCCCGTGTCCAGCACTCCTACTCCATCCCCCCTACTATGTAGGGGGGTGGGAGTAGGGAGTAACGGACGAAGACGGGGAAAATGAAAATTATTCATCTTTTGTGGTATCTTCAGGTGGTGCAAATGGTAACTCTTTCACTTCATCATTTGGGGCCTGTTTGTTTAGGCCGCTATAATGATATTTTTTGCTTGCCTTGTAAATGATGCCTGCTTCCATCGCTGTGTCGATAATGCGAACACGCTTGCGGTTAGATGTAACACCTTTTGAGTGCAGGTGCTTGTCGATATCGGTGTAAGTGGCTCCAGCTGCTGTCCAGTTGTACAGTTTGAAGTAGTCGTCGGCCTCAATGCGTTCTTGCTGCAGTTTGGCTTCTTCCTGTTCATCGGCTGTAAGAGTGGTGCGCATCTGTGGGATGCCTAACGATCCGGCTGCATCGTTAACAATGAATTCCCAATCTTCCATGTCTTTGTCGCGTGCGTCGTCCTGCTTTACGCTAAACCATACTTGGCCGTCCTGCTTGTGCTTGATGCTTACCAGGGTGTCGGTAATCTTGTTTCCTAACTCTGTACCAAGGTGGCCACGCATCTTGCTTTCGTCGTCGTTGCGTGGGCGTGGGTTCATGTGCAGGGTGTTCCAGATACAAATGCCGCGCTGCTGGGCTATGCTCATAAGTTCCAGAACCAGCTGGCTTGATGCCTCGTTATCGTTAAAGTCGCCGATAATGTCGCGAATACCATCAATAAATACCACATCGGGCTCCAGGATGTCGATCGCATTTTTGATGATGCGAAAGCGTTTGGCGTGAGCTCGTTCGGTAACGCCTCCGACTGCATCTTTTGTGTCGCTTACCGATCGCAGCCAAAGCACGTTGAATCGCTCGAAAGGTTTATCCATCTGCACATCGCACAACCAATGCACGCGCCTTAGTACCTTTGCGCTGTTCAGTTCCTCCATCTCAGTATCTACCCAAAGCACTTTTGGCAGGTGCCCAAGGTGTTCCAGGGTGCGTTGCGGTACCGTTAATCCTGGTAGGTAACGTTTTACGCGTTCGCTGTTTACACCAAGTATTGCAGCCATTAGCTGTACCACCAAAAAGGTTTTGCCGTTCTTTTTCTGTCCGCTTACTGCCTGAATACCTCCAAGTGGGCTCATGGGTACACCCTTATATTCCAACATATAGAATGGTTCGGGATAGTTGCGTGTGGCATCCAGCAGGTAGGGCCTTAGTTCTTCCATGCGCTGCTGTCGGGCATCCTCTTCGCTTGGTAGTTCAGGGAGTGGTGCAAGTGGTATGTTTTTTGTTTCGTCTTGCATAATATGTTTTTTTATTGCGTCCGCGGCCCGTGAATTGACCCGCGAAGTTATGACTGTCGAATGTTGGGCTGCGTTGCAACCCTAATTGGTGGGCTTTGCGTAACACCTGACTTGCGCTGCACCCTACCATCGCGGCTATTTCGTCGGCTGGTGTGGTAGGGTACAGGCGTTTAAGTAGTTCGATATTCCGTTCGTCGAAATATCGCGATTCTCCGCGTTTAGCCATCTGTAAGCATATCTTTAAAAGTGACTATTACTAATTCAATCACTAATATAACGCAAAGTAGTGCTGGGATGGGCCATATAACAGCAATTATCGCTGCAAATAGCACTCTGTAGGTTTCGGGTTTTGCTAAATAGTGATGTATTAAGCAAAAGCAGATTATCATGCCTACCAGGTAGGCGATGATAGTGTAATCCTTAAAGCCTAAAGTTATTTGTTCCTCCATCGTTGTAAGTTTTTAGGGTTGCTGCTTTGCTGCTTGCGGCACGTATTCCATAATGCCCCATGCTCCAATCTCGTTGAACCATTTGCCCTCGTATTCGTGGGCATCGATATCGAACGATACCGTTACCGTTTTACCTACCATCTGTTCAAAACGGGCTATGCGCTGCTGCTGCCCGTCTCTCACGCTGAAATTGATGTGCCGTGGATAATTACCTGGAATCTCCACCAAAAACTCAGCAACGCGCCATTGGTTGCCATTACGGGGCGAAACACCTGTCTTCTCGCCCAACTTTTTAACTAATAATCCTGTAATGTCCATGATGTTTTATTTTGTTTCTGTTTTGTTTTCTTCTTTTACCCATTCATTATATACTTCTTCGGGTAAAATTTCAACTAACATATTATTGTCGCCAAATACCATAATTTGAAGTATGCGCGGGTTTCCGTCGACTTTGTTTTTTCTAAAGCTGCTATTTAAATGGCACCATTCAAAGTGCGATTTAGGGTGGCTTTTTTTGCATCATACCAATGCAAGCTGGTTTGATGTTTACTGCCTGATTATTTCTATATTCGCTATTATTAAACATGGCACAAATCTTTAACGATTGAAAGTGCAACACATAAAGCAATAAGCAAAGCTGGTGCTACAACGCCCAATACTACCTTTTCGATTTTGTCGAAGTTCTCGATCTTAATGTCGTCGAGAAAAAGATTAATTAACTGTTTCATATTATCAGCATTTAATTTGATTAATAATTCGTTGATACCCATCTGCATTAGTGGCTTTGGAAAACACGCACCTGGATAGGTGGCTGCATTAATATCTGCGAATGTAGGAGCCTGCCGCCTTATTATCCACCTAAACAGCACCATTGCTGGTTTGTGGTAACGGGGGTTCTCCATACGCGGCTGTCCGCGCTCATCAGTTGAGCAACCTTTTCAATCCAGAAACAGTCGGTAAATCTGTTTCTATTGTCGCTTTTGTTTTTGCTTTTGCCGAATAGGTCGCCTTAATTCCTAATTACTCGTTGCGATATAGACTTGATCGCGGGCGAAAGCTAATTTGGTGAGCGATGCCGGAGTCGAACCGGTTTTGAATTAAAAATTATAGACTAATTGATACTAATTATTACTATGGAACGGAAAATATTGCAAACAACCTTGCGCATCGCTCTGCGCAATTCCAGGGCCGTCCCTGGTGCATCGCTCGTTTAGTATCTGTTTCTTATAGGTTTTACTTTAAATCCCTCGAACTTCACAGCGGGAAGGATTGATCTTTGAAATATTCACATTAATTCGACACAGATTTTGCACGCTTGCAAATCAAATTATCAACTGGTAAAAAGAATGTTATCAATTATTCATTATGTTCTTTATTGTTCCATCTGATATCATCCTGGCTATCTTATGCTGAGGATAGGCCCATCGGCTGCACTTAGTTCCTTTCTTGGTTGCAACTTCAGCGCGCTGTCGTGGCAACAGGTGGCCATAGAGTTTTATCCATGAGGCTGTAAACATCTGGAACTGTTCGCACAACTCTGCAGCTGTTAGCCATCGCTCGTTTGCAACTTCGAGTGCGTAAAGCACGTCTTTTTTAACCTCGGCTACTATCTGAGCCCTCAATATCTTATCCATAGCTTTTATTTTACGCGGGTAATACTGATTGCTTTTGCAGAATAATCGGGCTTTACAATGAACTCTAAACCCTCTTCCAGCCTGAGCTGGTTACAAGTTACTCTGGCTGATGTTACCTTCTTGGCATCTGTCAGGGTAAAGATGCGTGTTTGGCTCAGTCGCATCTCTCGCAATTCTTTTCGTGTTACTTTTGTCTGTTCCATTATTTTATAAACTTTCTTAATTTTGTACTCTGAAAAGAACAACATCGGGAGAAAAGCCGTATATTTGCAATCCCTTTACTTTGTAAATGGCGGTGTAAGTCGCCAACGGCTATTTCTATGTCCCGATAGTTGTATCTTTCTTTCTTTCGGGTGCAAATATAGTACAAATTGTTTTAACCGCAAAACATTTGCGGTATATTTTAACATCTTTTATCAAACAAAATGATTTATGGATAGAAAAGAACGTTTTGAAAAGGCGTATAATTACCTAAAGTTTCAGGGAATTATAAAGAAGCAAGAAGACGTTGCTAAAACAATGGGAGCAACGCGCGCAAACGTATCTTTGGCACTCAACGGGAATCCTGCAGTATTAACAGATAACTTTCTGATGCGCTTTGCAAAGGCGTACTCAGGTATGTTTAGCTGCGATTGGTTATTGACTGGAGATGGTGAAATGCTGATAACTAACGAGCTCAAACCTGAGCCGGTCAACGAGTCTGCAGGTTTATCCATTGATAGCAGTTCGATGCTTAATGCCCTGTTAGCTGCGAAAGATGAAACGATTTCTGCAATGCAGGACCAAATCGCAGCCAAAGAAGAAATTATTCAGGCAAAAGATGCCCTGATCGACTCTCTGCAAAAACAGCTCGCAGTTCTTCAATCAGAATGTGTGCATGGCTATTCGCGTCCGTTAATGGCATCAGAACCACTAACCTCCGATCTAAGATAAAATTGTTATGTTGTATTTTGTAATATTCGTTGTTATGGCTGTACTGGTGTGGTATAGATATATATATCTGCCAGACAAAAACAGTTCTCAGCAGGGAGTAATGCGAATTCCTGTAATCGACTACGAGAAGCTGCAATACTTTGGTGTTCGCGATAATGGCAATTATGTAAGTGTGTGGCCGATGGATCGTGGCTATGTTGCCTTCGAATGCAATATAGTTGGTTGTGGATTCCGTAATAATATCGAAAAATATATCGGAGAGTTTAAAGGCTACTTAATGGCGGAGCCGGGTAATCGTCACGATAGTAATGCGATTAAGGTAATGGCAAGCGACGGGCATTGTGTTGGTTATATACCACGAAACGAAACAAAGAAAATTCGCGCAAATTATCGTTTACCATGCGACTGCTATTGCTTTATTGATGTCCGCCCTGGTGACGAAGGCCCGTTGTTTTTTACATGTGTATATATTAAATATTAGCCAAATGTTTACCCATACCTGTGACACTACCCAATGCGAAACGTCTGTAAATACAGCCGTTCCCGCGCAACTACGTAGAGCCCCAAGCGGATCACTACTCAGAAGGTGGTGCAAGGGTGTAAAAACCCGCGCGCCACCTATGTTTTTGGGGATTTCGGTCGTTTTTCGGGCGTAATCCGATAATAAGATGAAAGGGAGAAATAAGTATATTTTAGTAGATTTTGGTGATTGTGTTTGCCTTTTGTTTACCCATGGGTAACGTTTATGGGTAAACATCGCCGCAAAAAAGAAGATTATGATACAGACAGCTGTAATTTTTGACCATCGTAACCGTACACCTCAGGGGGCTGAAGGCCCGCTGGAGGTACGCATGACTATTGACCGCAAAGCCCGTTATGTTGCTACTGGCATCAAGGTTCGCCGGTCGGAGTTCCGCCAGGGTGTTGTTGTTAACCGCCCAGATAGTGATATCCTTAACACGCGCCTGCGTGTGATTGTAGAAAAGATTGCAGGCGATGTGACGGCTGCAATAGATGAGGGAAGGCCAATAGACGTTGCGGATATAAAACGCCGCGTGTGGGCCGCAAAAATAGATATAGATAGCACCAGCCTGCTTGATTGGTTGGAACAGGAAATCGATAACCTGACGCTGGCAGAAGGTACGTTAAAGCATTATCGCCCCATGGCTGCAAGGTTGCGGGAGTGGAAGGTGATGCGTCGCTGGTGCGATCTTACAGTAGAAAACATCGTGAAGTGGGATGCGTGGCTGCATCAGTTGCCAAAATCGCCGCGCTCAAAGGTGCCATTAAGCGATGCAGCCATCTATAACTACCATAAAAGCCTGAAGGCTCTACTAAACAGGGCTGTAATGTTCGATCGCCTGGAACGTAATCCCTACGACAAACTTAAAGGCCGGTTTAAGCGTGGCGACCGTGAACGTATCGACTACCTGACCGATGAAGAGCTGCAGGCCATTGTGCAATTCCATTCACCAGATACTAAACTGGATATAGCGCGCGATCTGTTCGTGCTGCAGGCTTACACGGGTCTATCGTACAGCGATATGCAGCAGCTGGATGTAAGCCAGTACAAAAATATCGGTGGTGTTTGGATGAATGTCGGGCAACGCATTAAAACAGGCGTGCCATACGTTAGCCAGCTGTTGCCGCCTGTGGTTAAGGTTCTGGATAAATACGACTGGCAGGTGCCACAAATGAAGAATAACGAGTACAATGTGTACTTAAAAATATTGGGCGATGTGTGCGGGATAAGCAGGCCGCTGCACTCGCACATGGCGCGCCACACATTCGCAACGTGGATGCTGCGCCAGGGTGTGCCCATCGAGCACGTTAGCCGTATGTTGGGGCATACGAATATTACACAAACCCAACGATACGCAAAAATCGTTGCAGAAGATATCCACAACGATTTTCGTAAGGTAGCCGAAAAGCTGGAGAAATAAAGCGGGGAATTTTTTCCCAGTTAGGGAATAATTTTTCCCCAGTTAGGGAATTATTTTTCCCCAGTTAGGGAATTAATTTGTCGGATGCTTTATCGTCTAATGCTTCGCCTATTGCGCCCTTCTTTGGTGGTGTAAGTTTCTTTAGGGGTGCGAGGTCTGTCAGGGCTGGGTCCACTATGTCTAACGTCATACCGAGGGCTTCGGCGATCGCCTGCAGGGTTTCGAGATTAACGGCATATTTGCCAGCCTCTATTCGGCCCAGGTGCGTGCGCTGTATTCCTGCGCGCTGTGCCAACTCTTCCTGTGTGTAACCTGCTAACTTTCGCAGGGATGCAATGCGCTGGCCCATACGCTCGCGCGTTGCTTGTTTCTGTTCGTCTGTCATAATTTAAAATCGTTAGGTGTGAAATTGTCGTGAACATTATCGATGTCTATCCAAACGCGATAGTATTTGCCTGTGCTTTCTGCATACTGTCGGGCTTGTTCTGCTGCTGCATAAGTAGAGTAGATGGCTAAATCGTCGTGATCTTCTTCGTTTAGCATTCTGTAGCTTACGATATAAACTTCTTTTTCCATAATCTTATTTTGTTGTAGGGAGGGTTGCCCCTCCCTGGAATATTTAGAGATTTCTGTAGATACCAAGATACTGACCAACTCTGAAATGAATATCTGAGAATGTGGTGTATTCCTCTATGCGAATGCCTGCAAAACTTAATGCCTGTACGAATTTGGCTGAAATCTTTACGAAAGCGATGTTTGTGTTATAGTTATCGTAGAAGTATTGGGTACCATGGTACTTATCAAACCAGTTGGTGAGGGTCTGTCTGTAAGACTGTGCGCGCTGGTTCTTTTTGCGCTCGTCCTTTGCTGCCTTCACGCGGTTGGGGTTCATCTTTACCCACATCTTGCAGAACTCGTCTTTGTCACACTCGCAGCTCATGTAAAACTCGTGGATCATTTCGAACTCGCTGTTGCTAACCTCAACCTGTGTTCTGTTTGTAAACTCTTGCTGTGTCATAATCTTGTGCCGCTTATCCGTTGCCGCCGGTTCTAAATTGTTATTGTTTCTTGTTCACGTTGCAAAGATACGACAACTTTCTGAAATGTGCAACAAATTACACAATTATTTTGCAGAAATGTGCGGTTTTTCATTCTTTTTATGGCGTTTTTGTGTAATAGGTAGCTCTTTTGTAATCTCGGAGTTTACAAAATGGCGTGTTTTTGTGTAATCTGTTACACATTAAAAGGACGGCTTATTGTTTGCCGTCCTTCTTGTTTTCTTCTGCGTAATAATCTATAAGGTCCAGTAGTTCGGCTGTCTCCTTTTCGCTGATGGGCTTGCCCTTGGTTACGTGGTAATCGTCGATGTATAGCTTGATGATTTCTTCGGGCTTTACACGGTCGGGGTTGCCCATGCAAAACATCGATGCCCAAACGTTCATGCGCTGCAGCTGGTATTGCAGGATGTTGCGATGATAGTAGCCTCGGATATGCAGCAGTATCTGCCAATATTCCATGCGGTACAGATAATCGCGCCAATTAATTCCGCATTCGCCCACGGCCTGCTGGTACAGATCATGGGCGTTTAGCAGTTTTTTGGGTCGTCCTCCTTCTCTTCTGTTTCGTCGGTCTCAGGCTGTACCACGGGCGAAACATGGTACCATTTGGCCGATAGTTCGATAACCGTTGCAGTAAGTTCCTGAATTTCGGCTGGGGTGGTGTTGTATAGAATATCCTTTACCGATACGGGGGCATCCTGTTCGCGGAACTCAGCAGCTGCGATAATGGCTGCAGTTGCCAGCATAATGTAATCCTGCGAGGTGGCAGGGCCCGGCTTTACTTCGGTAACGTTGCCCTCGTTATCCTTTACCTGGATGGGGCGAAAAACTGTAATGGACTTTTGGGCCAACTGCTCAAAGCCTGTTTCGGTGGCTGCGCAATAGCGCAACGTTACATCGCGATCGCAAATGCGGATTGTTTTTTCGGGAATCATAATTCTTTGGGATTTTGGGTGAATAAAAAAAGCCCACCATCTACTTTGTGCGGATGGTGGGCTGGGGTTATTAATCGGTGCCCACCTCAACTGGGCCATAGATGTTAATGCCTCCGGTATAGGTGGCTCTCTGTCGGTTCTGTCCGGTAGCGTTCACGTTTACCAGCTTACCTTGGCCGCTGCAAACGGTCTTACCAGGTACGCGGTTGTTAGTACCAGATACAAACATAATTTTCCATGTAATCAGCGAGTCGCTGACTGCATTCAGGAAGTCGGCAAAGCTCTTACCGCCTGCATCGGTGCCAACGCCCATGAGCGCGCCAAACTGAATGTCGCCACTACGCTGAGTAACATCGTACTCGTTGTAGTTGCCGTTGGTGTCGGTAGTATCTTTGGTGGTACTGTTCTCAGTAGCCGCCGAAAGATGCAGGGTAAGATCAGTCGATAAAGCCACCACTTTACCCGTGGCTGGCTGTCCTTCCATAATCAGAAGTCGAAGATGTTGTCCTTTGTCTGCCATAGTTCACTCAGTTTTTATGCCAAAGCTCCGCTGCCCTGATACTGGCAGGTTACTTGGATGTTTGTACGATTGTTGGCCTGAATACTCAGGTCGTTCAAAATAGCTTGGCCACTCTTGGCAAATGGGGCGTTCTGTGCTACACGGTTCTGCGTGCCTGCAGTCTGATCCCATCCAACGGTGACTTTAGCGTCGGAGTTGAAGCGAGTGATGAGCGCACGGAGGCTGGCCAACGATGCGTCGATATTATCAACGCTTACGTTCCAATCCTTAGCAGTCATCTGCTCTTCGGCGTAGCTTCCTACGGTGTCCTTTGTGGTTTGGTCTTCCATGTTGCCGCTAATTGTTACGCTACAGTTAACGGCCTCAGGAACTGCAGCCCCTGCTACAAACACCCTGAAATGCTGGCCCATAATCTTAGTTAATGCCATAATGCCACGAATTTAAGATTTTACGAATGTGATAACCGCTGAAAACTTACCATCGCCAGCGGTGTTATACTCAATAAATCCACCTGTGCTGGGTTTCATCCCGTCGGCTGCAGCCTGGGTGCGCAAGTCGGCCAACTGCTGTGCGGCATCTGGTCGGCTGTCGGCTGTTACCTTGATTGGTTCGCCCGGCACGATGGCGATAGTTTTACTGTTCTTGCTCATCATCGTTATTGATTACGTCGTTTTTACAATCACATTGATAGTTGAGTGTCTGCCAATAGCACGGCTTCTGCGCATCGTAGATTACCGGCTGCGCGCTGAAGGTGTAATCGTCAGGTACCAGGTTGTAGTCTTCGTCGCCCTCGTTGACATTAAAGAAGTAGCTATGCACAACCTTGCGCACTCTGTCGGCCAGGTGCCCAAGTTCCAGGCGTGTGCGAGCCACTACCACGATACCAATCTGTACGTTGTCGGTGTCTCCCTCGAAAGGGTCGTCCTTTGTTTCAGCGTCGTTGGTCAGGCCGTCGAAGTTTACGATAATGTAAGGTATTGGTGCGTTATCCAGTTCCTCATCAGGCAAACCAATAGCGGTGTTGTACACATCGCCTGCTGGTAGCTGCTGCATCAGAACTTGGTCGCTGCGCAATGCCTTTACAAATATCGTGTCCTGTAATAAACTCATACTATCGTGTGATTGTTAGTTGTTACGCTTTCCCTCGGGAAAATCCGCCGGGCCGGTGTGCTACCAGCTCCTTGGCCCGACGGTGGCCAAATCCCAAAGATTATGCAAGACTTTAGAGAGTGGTAGGCTCCTGACTCTCCTGTACGGTGTACAGGGCAAAAGCCTGGGTAGGATAAACAGGTGGGTTGTCGCCGGTAGGCTCGCCGCCATTGATGAATACTGACAGGTCAGTAAATGACCAGGCTGTGTTCAGGATAACACGGGTGATGTTGCGGTCGGCAAGTGTGATTGGGTCAACCACCATGCGAACGTCGCCGTGCTGCTGTACTGCCAGCCACTCAAAGTAACCAATACCGATGCACAGGTCAGAAGTGCGAACCAGCTTGTTTGCGCTGTTCAGCTCTGTGTTCAGGTAGTGGGTAACGATGTATGGATAACCGGCGCACAGGCCGTTCTCGATAACAAAGCCACCAGCTGCGCCAGCGATCTTTGGTGTGGCCTTCAGCTTGGCCTCGGTCACACGGTCGAGAATCAGGGTTACATCGCCCTCAAAGAATCCCTTGTCGCTGAATTCGGCTACAGCCTCCAGGATAGCTGAGTACTCCTTACCGTTGCCAATGGTGATGGTGCCGGTTGGTGTGAGGTTAGAGAATGGGCCCTTGTTGCCTGGCCATGCAGCACGGCTGTACACCTTCTTTGCCAGATACTTGCGAACGGCCAAGGTGAACTTGAGCTGTACGAAGGCCATGAGGTCGAAGGCTGCGTTGTCGATAGCCATGTTAGATACAGGTACCTTCAGGCCACAGCGACGCTGTACGGGGTTAATCTTAGCAAAGTCGAGTACCTGATCGCCCAGGGCTTCAACCTCGCCAACCTCTTCCATCTCCACGTCGTTAACCGATACAGGCCATACCTCGTTGCCGGTAACACCTGTTACCACGCGCAGCGACTCAGGCAGATCAAGCCCTTCGTGCAGGGTGGGGATCAGTTCGTGGATAGTAAGGGTAATAGCTCCCGATGCCTGTACGTTGGCGGTAACGTTAGATGAACCGCCGCTGTTAGTGCCAGGAGCCAACAGAATCTCGCGCTTCTGGCCGGTGCTCTGAGCCTCGCGCAACAGCTCACGCAGCTGCTCGCCCTTGCTCTTGTGCTCCTCGAACTGCTTCAGTTCACGCTCGTTGAGCATGTCACGCAGTTCGCTCTCTACCAGCTTCTTCTCACGGCTGAGGTGGTCCCACTCGGTCTGCTCCTCAGGTGTGAAACTACGCTTTTCTTTGTAAGCCTTGTCGTTCAGGTCTGAAAGCTGACTCTGAAGCTCACGGTTACGAGCCTGAAGCTCGACTTTGGTTTTCTTGTTTGTCATAACTCGTTAAAATTTTAAGGGGTTAATATTTGATTTTCAAAACTCACTTTCGAGAAGTTGGCGACGACGTAAAGCAGCCTCCTGCATAGCCTTCTCTTCGGCCTCACGCTTCTGCTGTTCCTCGTCTGGCTTGTTATCGCGCTGCTGCTGGCCTGCGCCCTTAATCTGTGCATCGATGGCTTTTTCGATGTCGTCGGATGCCTCACGGGTGCCAACGCTGGTCTGTTCGTAGGCGGGATGGGTAACGATTGAAACGTCGAAAAGTTCTACAATGCGCTTTACGTGGCGAATCCAAACTTCCTTACCATCTTCAACCTCGTTGGTGCGCTCATAGCTAACACCATTTTCGGTATCTTCCCAGTCGTCGATAAATGCGAAACTCATTCCGCTGATATCGCCGCGTTTAATAAGTTCCAGGGTATCGTTGGCTGCGTTGGTCTTAGGCAGATCGCACGACGACTTTACGTTGCGCTGTGTCAGCTCCAGCTTCAGGGTGTCTTTGGCTGTATTGCGATAGCGGCCCAAAACGTCAGTAACCATGTTCGAGTGGTTAATGTTGAATACCACGTCGGAACGCTGCAGCAGCTCCTTGGTGATACATCCAGGTTCCAGCACCTCATACACTTTGCGGGTGCTGCTCCAGGGAGTCAGGTTAACTGAGCGAACGCCAAAGATGATGGGCTCACCATCTACTACGCGGCTCTCTTCCTGTCCCTCTTGCGGTTCGCGCAAGTGCAATCCGCAAATGTCGTTGGGAATGAATCTTACATGCTTCATATCTGAATCTTTTTATCGTTTCATTATTCGTGGGTTAATCGTTCGGGGGTTTACTGCACGGTTAGCAGCCGTGTGCGTAACCTCTGCCATTTTCATATCGCGCCGGGTAGGGCGTACCTCAATCCGGCCTTGTTCATTGGGTAAAATCATGTTATTTTGCACTTGTGGTTATAATGTTGTACTGGATAGCTTTGGGGAATTGCCAATCTATCCACGCAGATATAATTCGCTCTCCAAGTTGACCGCCGATGCGGTAAGCATATTCGAACCCCAAATCCTGAAGGTGGTAAGCATCGGGGTTTGCTTTAATGCGGGTATCGATATCTATTGCGTGCATTATCCATTGGCCGATGGCCAACTCCAGCAGCTTAACCAGTTCGCAGAATTTTTCGCGGGGCATGATGAACATTGAGCATGGGTGGAACTCCCGGCTGTTGAGGGCCGTGTGCCAGGCTGCGCTAAATTCGGGGTGGCTTTTGTCGATGATGCTGGTCATTAGGTCCAGATCGGCTGGGTTGCCAAAGCTGGCATACTGTTCGCGCATAGTTTTTCCAAGGTTTACGCGGCTACCTACTACGCATTCCATTACATCAAGGTTCGAAGGTACCTGATTCTTGAATGCGAAATACTTGCGGTAATGGCAGAAACCAATCATCGCTGGTAAATCCTTCTTGTTAGCTACGCGGCACATGCTGGCAATTTCTGACCAAAACAAACCGGCCTGCTTTTCGCTTTCGGTCTTTTCCCACTTGCGGCTATCAAGAACCTGGTAGATGGGATGGTTTACTACGGGCGCAAAATCCTTGTGCGTGCAAATGTATATGCGGGCATCCTGTTCCAGTTTGTGTGGCTCCCATAGGCTGCTATGCTGCGCTACCCATGCGCGCTGGCTCTCTTCGTTGTTCTGTCGCCATGATCCGCCGTTATAGTGTTCGTAGTGTTCCTGCAGGTTGGCATAGTTGCGAGCCGATAATGCGGGCTTGGTGTTAATGATATCCTCCAGCACGCTTGCGCCGGTATCGTAGCGGTTCTGTGGATCGTTGGGGTTGGTAGAGTGCAAGCACCAGCAGCGGTCGGGGTCGTAGTAGCGCGCGCCGTTGGCCTTCAGTAATGGCACGTTGAGATAACACAAGAAGGGTAACAGGCGATCTTTAGAAATCTCGCGTGGGTTGCGACTGTGCAACCATTGTACTTTACCGGTGGCTGCGAAATTCTCATCCCAAAGGAATCCGATATCATCCTTTAACAGCATATCGCTTTCAAGCAGTATGAAGCCGTCTGGTACCAGGTCCCACAACTTCTGTACACTCATCATGTGCTTCATGCTGCCATAGTTACTTTGGTGTGCCAGCTCCCAACACTTGTTTGGGTGGCGTTCCAGCTCTTCGTCAAAGTTTACTATCTGCTGCTTGCGGTTATCCAGCACCTTTACGCCTTTCATCTTCTTGGTGAATGGGCGTTTGTCGGAGTTATCGAAAACGATAATCTGGTAGTTCTCTGCGCATTGCTTACGTACCGATAGGATGGCCGCTTCGGTCAGCTCAGGCGTGTTGTAATGCACAATGCAAATGGTTTTCTTTTTCATTATTCGTCATCTTTGGGGTTATCGATTGGTTTTGTTTCGCGCTGTTCCTTGGTCTGCGCGCCGTTGCGTGTTACCTTTTCACTACCAGCTACTGCCAGGTTGGTGCTGATGTAGTGATCGTCGCCATTCTTAACCGATGGCAGATCGTACTGTGCTCGTATCTCGTTGGGGCTCCAGCCGGTCTGCAGGTGTAACAGGTCTATTTCGGCCTGTCCCTTGGCATCCAGTCGGCGCAAAGCAAGTTCGCAAACATGAATGCGCCGCTTGCCGAAATCGTATTCGCTCAACATCTTGCTGTTGAACTCATCTTCGTAACTGCGAATGCGTGGCTGGATCGTTCTTAAAAGGAATTCTTGTGTCGCATGTTCTGGCATCTTGTAGCTGCTGCCCTGGTCTTCCATCATCATAATGCGAGGAATGCCCAAAATGCGTGCGATATCGTTAACCTCAAATCCTCGGTTTTCAAGCAGGCGCAACTCTGCAGCTGTCTGTGAAATGATCTTCGTATCGGCCACGTTATCCAACAGAATGAAATCGCCCTGGTTCCAGTCGGCTGCGAACTGGTCTTTTACCTTCTTCAGCTCATCACGGTTGGCACGGCCCTTCATGCCCATGATGGGGGCTTTTTCTTCCTGGATGATAACTTTGTGTTTACCACCTTTGGCCATATCCTTTAGGCTCTGTTCGTCGGCTGTGGCTGCTATCGATAGCGTCTTCATAGCGTACAGAATGGTGGGGATGCCCATGTAGAGGTCGTCGGTCATAAAGATATTCTTAAAGTGTAGAACATCCTCGCTTGGTGCATCAATCGTGCGCGCTGGCATACGTTCGCGGTTATATACCAGGTGATAGGTGTCTGTGAGCGGATCGTAACCTCCACCCGTGCAAAGCCAAAGGTTTTCGGGCCAGCCACCTTCGCCGCGCTCAATGTACACAAAAGCGTTGCCGTAGTATATTTTACGGAATTCTATTTGTTCCTGCATCTGGCTTGCAGTCATCAGGGGATTGGGGCGTACTTGCAGCAAATAGTTCAAACGTCCGGCTTCGCGGAAATCATCTTCTATAAAGTTACCACCGGCCACGTTCTTTTTCTGGTACTGTACACGCATCTGGCCCATGGTCTGCATAATGAGCGAAACACCACGGAACCATGCCGGTACTACCAGGCTCTTGCGACCGGTTGGCACGATTACCTGTTCCTTCCAATCGCCTGAGGCTACCACGGTACTGTTGCCAGGTGCCGATGGCGAAGTGCTGGATGGCACGCCTGGGGTGGCTGTTTCGCGTTTCCAAAATCTAAAGAAATTATCCATAATTCTGATTTTTTATTTTACCGCAATTTCGTGGTTTGGGTTTTCCTGTAGCTCAGAATCCCCTCGCGCACCAGTATCTTGATAAAATTCTTTTTGTTAAGTGCCTGTCGATAGATGCACAAAGGTTCGATTGTGATACGGTCTTTGTGGATAGGTTCGCGTGTTCTGAAATCTACAGCCGTGGCCCGTTCGATGGGTGCCGGTTTTATTTCTCCTGTGCGCAGGTTGAAACAAAACAGCGTGTGCCCTGGAACCTTACGCTGTCGGGCTACTAATTTAAATTCGTGCTGCTTCTGTTGCTTTTGCGTTATCTCCAGATTGTTAGCAATAGCAACGGCCTGTTGGGTTAGATCGTAAATTTCCATATCTTTGGGGATTTGGTTAGTTATTCGTTAACAATCGCTTGCATGAGGAACTGCAGCGTGTCGGCGTGCTTATCGGGTGCGAACGATTCGGGTAGTATCTGGTACACCTGACCCTCCCACTTGATACGTGAGCGCATAGTGATCTTATCGGTCCATCTCATGCGAACCTGTCGAACCGCATAGGCATCCAGCGCACCGGCGTTCATTGCCTTTACACCTTTGGCCCAAGTTATGTTGGCGTGCAGGATATCGCCTTCAACCCAATCTATACCGTTACCATCAATTCCAACCGCCGACTGTTTAGCCGCCGCCCGATTCAAAACCTGAATCATCATGTGTAGCATTCCAGAAGAATATCCCATCGTTTTTATTTTCTATCCAAAAACGCCTTCCGGGTGTACTAACAAAAAAATCCGCACCAGCTCAATAAAGAACTGATGCGGATTGCGGGGAATATGTAGTAAAGGGATACTTTTAGTTGTTTTCGTCGTAACAAATGTATCTGCTGAATGCTTTTTCGCTACTGTGGCCCGTAGCGCGCAATATCTTGCTGCGTGGAATGTTGCGCAAGGTGTTGATGGTTGCGAACGATCGGCGCGCACTATGCGACGATATCAGCTGGTACCTGTATTTTGTTTCGCGGGTGATAACGCCGTTAATCTTGTTATCGATGTGTACTTTGTCCAGAAAATCTTCGCCAATATGGTACAGAAGTTCGTGCAGATAACTGTTGTAATTATTAATATCGCCTGTATATGGCGCGTGGTAGCCGTATTTCTCCAATATTGCAAAAGTAATACGGCTGTCGATGCTCATGGTGTTTATTGGTACATGACATTTGTTTCCGGTTTTCTGCTGTACTATGCTAAAGATGCCATTGCTGAAGTTCTCGGGGCTGATGCGTACCAGATCCGAATAACGTTGCCCCAGGTTGCAACCCAGTACAAACATATCGCGCACCTTTTCAAGCGTCTCAATTTTATTTTTGCGTAGCTTCAACACCTTCTTCGATCTGAAGCTGTATGTTTCTTCCTTTCCAATTTTGAAATGGTAGATGTGGCTGATTTCGTCGGGTGATAACGATATCTTGCTGGTTATGTAATTAGGGATATCTACTTCGCTGTAGCTGGGATTAAGTTTTACGCCGTACTTCGACGACCAATTCAACACCGAAACAAGGTTGGCTCTAACGTGGCCGATGGTTGAATACTTTAGGCCCTGATCTGCCAGGAATGGAATGAAATGATTCCAGAATACGCTGCTGATCATGGCTGGCATAATGGTACAACCAAACTGCTTTTCGATTGTATTTAGCTTGTTAACAAGCATTCTGTAATTCTGTTTGATTTTGGGGTGTGATCGGGATTTGATTTCGCACATCTTATTAATGCACTCAATTAGTGTGCTGTTGCTCAGATCGAGTGCAAACATGCTGTCCATGCTCGAATTCAAATACTCGCGGAAGCCTCCGTCTGTGCTTTTTCCATAAAAACCTTGCGTCATCATATCTTGCATAATATAAAAATATGGGGCAGAACTACGCGCTGCTATGGCTCTCCAAGCGATGCCACAGGGCCCTTTCGGGTACCCTACGCGGTTACTGCCCCAATGGGGGTGATTCTATAAAATGGCAGATACAACAAATGCCACCTGGCGTGGCGGCATCGAGTACCGCTTGAAGATTTTAGCGGTGCAAATATAAGAACTATTTCTGAAACTTCCAAGTGTTTTCCAAAAATTAACATTAAAAACTTGTTGCATATATGTTGGCCTTTATATCATGTTTGATACAAACTGAGAATTAGGCTTCGCAGTTTTGAAAATAAAACTGCTAATTAGGCTTAGTATTTTTTTCCTGGTTATGGAAAAATATCCCATCTACGGGAGCGTAAAAACATTAATCCCCGGCACTAAGCCAGGGATTACTTTTTGTATAGAGTTCTTACAATAACTCAGAAGGAAAATTGAATCAAGTATCTGTCCCTGTGATTCTTTTATTATCTCTTTTCAGTTTAAGCCAGTGCTCTCATAAATTGCATCAACTCATTTAAAGCTGAGTCTAAAATTTTTGCTTTTGCTTCAGTAAGTGTACTATTTCCTAATACATAAGAAGCATTTGATGTGCCTGTTAATGATACATCTTGCGTCGTTACACTTCCTGTCAAACCTCCTAAATGTAATGAGCTAAATACAAATGAACTTGGTACTGTTTGGCCACTTCCATAGACATACGCGTCAACTATATTATGTGATGTATCTGTAACCTTTAACCCTGTTGGAAAACCACTTGAAGGTACTAAGAATGTGCAGGCCAGGTTTTGAGTATTATTGCGAATACCTCCCCAACCATAATTCCAATTATAACTACCATTAATCACACCTTTATACTGTGTACCAATATTTATAATAGGACGTGCAGATGTTCCAGTTGCCGAATCAGAGATAACGGAAGCAGTATTTATATGATCAATATTTCCTATACTTATATACTTGCCTTGAATGTCATAATTTGGCATTAAAATTTCAACTAAGCTGAGAGCACTACTATATGTTCCCGATTTTAGGTAAATAATTCCTTCATCGACAAAAAAACATTCTTCTGCGCCCTCTCTAAAAGAAAGAGAAACTCCTTGAGGATTATAAAGCAACTCATCAACCTGTCCCGCAAGCCATGGAAAATACAGCAACTGAATACTATCCCAAATATCATTGTCTTTCAAAGTCTTAATAAACTTATCAAGTTCATAAGAGACTGGAGAATAAATTGAGAAACGAGTCATATTTCTCATAATCTCTAGTGTAGTTGAGTCTAAAGTAACAGTTTCTATCTGTCCTAAATTATTTGCGCTTGCATCTGCGCCTAAAAGTTTGATATACATAATTATATTTATTTAAGTGTTAATATTTATAATATATTCAGCAATGCTTTTGCTATTTTTTCACCAAAATACCCATAACCATTCTCTTTAGGATGTCCGTTATTATTCCAGTAGTACTGATTATAATTTCCTACGGTAACTCCACAATTATGATGAATATCTATAATGGGAATACTATAAATTTCTGCAACTTTCTTTTGGTATTCAAACATACCTTCAGTTCGTTTTAACGTTGCATTATATGCTTCTTGGTTAAACGTCCCATTAGCATTTATATAATCACTTGGATTCATTGATCGAACAGGAAACATCAACAGTACTACTTCTGCCGCTGGAAAATTTATTTTGGCAAATTCAATCATACCTTTCCAAGCAGAGAAGAACGAGACATTTGATGTCCATTTTTCGGGATTTATCCAATCTGTTGTAAGATTTTCTCCAATAAATAATTTTGGAGACGTTGCTTTTGCATTATCTACATCTGTTATGGAAACGGTTACTCCAGTGTTACCAATATCCTCAAAGTTTATGTTACAAGGATATGTAGAATTTCCAGTCGAGAAGTTAACAGATTCATTGTCACTGCCAATAGTATCTGCTACCATCGAATAGTTATATTCAAGTATCTTGTAGATAATATCAGAAATAGAGTCAGACGACAATATATGTATATTATAATATAGCCAACCTGTTTGAGCAGTATTAACACCAATTTTAATATCACCATCATTTGATGCAGGTGTCAATATTTTCATATTTTTCCCTGAAGTAGTATATTGAAGTTGAATGGAGGTTCCAAACATTCTTTGGTTTAAAGGAATATTACTTAATAGTTCTGCGGCATCTGAAACCCAATCACTGTAATTATACCCTTCCAATATTTGATTAATAATGCATGGCGCATCATTAATAGTTCCGCTTATAGGTTCTCCATTATCATTAAAAGCTTGCGCATCATTAACATTCTCTAGTATTATTATATCTGGTGCATATCCCTCCTTCTTGATATTAAGTATTCTTGCTAATCCACAGTCTTTTACACATCCATACGATATAGTTCCTCCTGTGGAAATTTGACTTCCAGGTTTTGAATTTTTACTCTGATCAAAGGTACATCCTGTTATTTCTGCAACTTTTGCTTCCCACGTTCCTCCAGCAGACATACTATCACCAACTACAAATAACTCTTTGCCTATAAGTGAATTTTTATTTGTAATAGGTGTACCATCTTTATCTAAAAAAGAAGTTGATTGGATACCATTCTGTGAAATTTTACAAATTATATTATAATTCTTATCAATAAAGTTAAACTCTTCAGGATTATAAAAGTTCAAAACTGAATTTAAAGAATTAAAAAACGCTTGTAACTTATTTAAGTCTTTTGAAATAAAGCGTGTTGCTTCCAAACCATTAGCATTAAATAGAGCAATTATATTTCCATTCTTATCAGTAATATATAAACAACCATCTAATGATAATATATTCGGATTAAGTTTTTTGTAATTTTCATACTCCTCAAATTTTTTTTGTAGTTGTTTGCTAGATGTACTATCTAATTCTACAAGAGCCTTTTCAATTCCACCACTCTTAACCAGATTATCACTACCAGCAGTAGGCTCATCATCCACACTCTGCCATTGAGTAACATCTGTAGTAAAAGCATTAGCCATTAGGCGAGCTTGTATATACTTATTGTCAGAACTCTGTACGAATTTCATACTCATTCCGCCCTTTTTATACGCGGCTGGGAGGGTGTTAAGGGCTGTAAGGGCTGCGGACAGATCGGCGTAGGTGGCCAGGGTACTGCCTACTGCGTTATAGGCTGACAGGTCGAAGGCTGGGCCGTTTTGCATGATAGCGTCGAAGGTGCCACCACTTGTTACCAGGTTGGTGCTGTTGGGGGTGGGCTCGCTGTCGATGCCGGGGAAGGTAAAGGTGGCCAGCAGCAGGGTGTTGGTGCCGTTGTACATGTAATCGCTGTAAGCGGTTGGGGTGGCTGAGTTGGCCACACGGTAGATCACGTTCTGTTGTGGGTTGGATACGGGCCAATCGGCTGCAGCGACAGGAATGATGCTACCGCCTTCGAGTGTCTGGTACAAAGCGTAGAGATCGTCGTAATCATCCTGCAGGCCCTGTTCGGCTGCAAGTGCGCGGGCTACTTCTGTGTTGATGTTACCCTGAATGGCATCGATGGCTGCTTTGATGCCGTCGGATGTTACGGGGTTAGTGCTGCCTTCGGTTGGTGTGGTGTCGAAGGTGAGGGCGTTCTGCTTTGCTGCCAACTGGGTTGCGAGCTCAGTAGCTGTTGGTAAGTCTATCAGCTTATCCTTCAGCAATGATGTGATGCCGCTGTTAATAGCTGCCCATTGCGCTGCAGTAAAGCCGCTGTTGTTCAGGGTATATTCATAGGCCCACGCTGTACCGTTGAACTTGTAGCGATCGGTGCGGGCGATTTCCAGCGGTGTTTCGTTGCTGTTTGGTATCTGCACAAAGCAGTAGTCGTTATTATCGGCTGAAGCAATCTTTGAGCCCAACATGAGGGCAATCTGTGCCTGACTTGCGTTGTAGTTCAATTCCAGATCGGCTACAACGTTGAATGTGCCTTTGAATACGGCTGTGGCTGTGCTGATAGACGAATCAACGAACGCTTTATCTGCCAACTGATTAAGAGCCGATGCAGTCGAAGGTATGAGGGCAACGATGGCTGCGATAGCTGCTGCACGGGTGTCTGCCTCTTCAGCGATGGCTGCATATACGCCACCACTCTTTACTGGATTGGTGCTGCTCTCAGTAGGTACGTTGTCGAACGTAAGCATGGGTTGTTTGCCTGCCAAAGCAGCTACCAGGTCGTCGTTAGTGGGTAATGCTGCCAGTTTTGCAACCAGGCCGCTGGTTATACCGCTATTAATAGCTGCCCATTGGTCGGCTGTAAAGCCTGAGTTGTTAAGGGTATATTCGTAAGCCCAGGCTGTGCCGTTGAACTTGTAACGCTCGATGGCTGCAATCTGGGTGGGTGTTGCGTCGGCTGTGGGTATCTGTACAAAGCAGTAGTCGTTATTGTCGGCTGTGCTGATGGCCCCTGCCAGGGCTGCTGCTATCTGTTCGTGGGTGGCATCTACGGTCAGGTTCAGGTCGCTAACCTCGTTGTATGCGCCGCGATAGGTGGCTGTATTGGTAGTGATAGACGAATTTACGAAATTCTTATCGGCCAACTGATTTTCGGATGATGCTGCAGCAGGTATCATGGCGATAACCTGCGCAATATTGCCCGCATTGGCCTGTTCTGCGCCCTGTGCGCGCTCCTTTTCGCTGTCGATGGCCGATTTTACGCCACCACTCTTTACGGGGTTGTTAGAGCCATCTGTGGGCACGTTGTCGAACGTAAGCACGTCCTGTTTGCCACCCAGTAACAGCGTCAGCTCATCATTGGTGGGGAGTGTTGCCAGCTTTGCAACCAGTCCGGTTGTTATGCCGCTATTGAGCGCGGCCCATTGGTCGGCTGTAAAGCCTGAGTTGTTAAGGGTATATTCGTAAGCCCAGGCTGTGCCGTTGAACTTGTAACGCTCGATGGCTGCAATCTGGGTAGGTGTTGCGTCGGCTGTGGGTATCTGTACAAAGCAGTAGTCGTTATTGTCGGCTGTGCTGATGGCCCCTGCCAGGGCTGCTGCTATCTGCTGTTCGGTAGCGTCGATGGTCAGGTGCAAATCTGATACCAGATTGTACGCGCCGCGATAGGTGGCCGTAGCGGTAGCGATAGATGAATTAACGAATGCTTTGTCGGCCAACTGGTTTTCGCTCGATGCTGCAGCTGGTATCTTGCCATCGATTACATCGATATCGTCGGCGTTCTGCTTTTCAGCTGCCTTTGCACGGGTTTCTTCTATGTCGATATTGCCCTGCAGCTGCTGTTCGGCCTGTTCCGCACGTTCAATTTCGGCTGTAAGGTCTGTCTGCATTGCTGCGCCGTCCAGGATGTTCTGTATTTCCTGACCGCTTTGTGTTAAATCAAAATCTGCCATAATTATATCTGTTTTTAATTGTTACTGTTGTTGAGTGCGAAAAGATATTCGCCGTTAGCTGTCTTTAAGGGGTTGCCGCTGCGATCGCACAGGCGCACGTAACGTTCGGCTATGTCGCTTTCTTCGGTGCGGGTGTAAACTATCTCATGCGAGCCTTCCATGCACGGGCACTTGAAGAACTGAGGGCACGGGGTTGTAACTACGAATGCTATTACCTGTTCGTCAACCTCTTGGCGGGTGCTGTCGGGGCAGTCGGGGTCGTGTATCTCCATAACCAGGCGTGCCACTACGGGGCCCACAATCTGGTCGGTTGCAAACGAGAATACCCAACGACCGCTGAGGTGTAGGAATTCGCTTTTTGGTATGGTTATCTTCTTGCCCAACATGCCAAAAAGGATTTCCAGCACGAAATCGTCGTGCTCGAAATCAAAATCCTGCTTGTGGCTCTTTACGATATACTTTGCGCGTTCGCCCTGCTGTATGATGTCTTTTGTTTCCATATTTGCTTTGTTTTAACCAAGTTTCATGTAGGGTTTTATAAGCGCATCCACGCCGTAAAGGGTGGCATAAACGTTTTGGGTAGAGCTGGGGGCGCGGAACTGGTAGCTGTTATCTACCACCATGAGCGTTGCCTGAATGATAGGGGCTGGAACCAACTTTGCGGTTGGATCGGTGGGCGATGTGGTGCCAAACACTTCCAGCAGCTCTTCGTAGGTTCGGTTTATGATATTGAGCACGGTCTGTTCTGCAGCCTCTCCGTAGAGCTCCAGCAGATCGTCCTCGCAATCATAGTCGATGCGCGAATGGGCTTTGATGTATTCAATCGTTAAGTATTTCATACGATGTATCTTTTTATGTTCGATAGATTATGCGCTGGGGGTTTGCTTATCTACGATAACGGACCGCAACCGATAAACTGGAACGATCCAGTTACCAGATTGCTTTCGTTGGCATCTATGCGGCACACACGCAGGATAGCTGTACCAGTTACGTAGTTGGTATTATCGCCTGCATCATACACTTTGATATTGTACTTCTCGTTAACCTTCAGTAGATCGGCCAAACGGGTAGCCAGGTAGCCGGTGGTGAAGCTCCATCCGCATCTGTCTGGTTCGTAGTCGCGCCATTTGCCGCTGTCGGGTGATGCCTTTTCCAGCTGCGTGCCCTCTGTTTGTATCTCGATGCTCTTAACAGCGGCAAATGGACTGGTGCCGCTGGTGGTGGTTATCAGTATGTTTTTACTATTCTTTGCCATAGCTGTAAGGGTTTAAATTCGTCTAACTTTGCTTGTTACCATTTCGCCTACGCCTGTACGTCGTCCGTTGTTGTTAATAACGAAGCGGATATCTTCGCCTGATAGGTACGTCTCCATCTGCAGGGTGCCCATGCCGTTGTTGTTGAGCATCGAAACCAAGTTCGAAGACTGCGCCCGCGTAAGCACGGTTTCTCCGCTGTTCAAAAGTGCGGGTACTCTATCGCCTGAGTATCTGCCACCTGGTACCAATCCGTTAGCAGCATGTGTAACACCACCATTGGCAAACAGTCCCAAGAAGGTGCCAACGGCCTGCAGACTTTGGATGGCCGAAACAATGGTCACAATGGTTTGCAGTACGCCAAAAGTCTGGGCAAAGCCTTTGGGGATTTCGATACCGATATTCTCCAAACCGCCCAAAATGTTGCCAACATTGCTGGTAATATCCTGCAGGTTGGCATCGTTCTTTTTCTCATCCAGGTTGGTTGTGCCTTTCTTGGAGATATCGCGGCCCAAGTCGAACTGCTTGGCTGCACCACCTATCAGCTGCTTGCGGCCCTGTTCGCCAATCATTGCCCATACTGAGGGCATGGTATCTACACCCTGTTCGCCTGCCAGGGCTGCACGGTTGGGGTCGAAAGCGATGTTAAGCGATGATGTTTTGGTGGTAGTTTTGGGCGTTTTCTTTTCACGACGGGTGCCGGTTATGCTGATATCGGGGAAGATGGTCTGCCCTGTCGAACCGTCGTATATGGGGCCGTAGTACCCTTCTTTCCATGTTCCTTTGTCCCAATCAAAACCGGCTGCGCCCTTTTGCGCTGGTCGGCGAATGTAATTACCCTTGTCATCTACATTTGGGCCTAATTCGGTCATGCCCTTTGTCAGGACGCTTTCTACCGATGTGCCTTCGATGTATGTTGCTAACTCACTAAACAGCTTTATCAAGGGTTTTATGGCGTTATTAGCTAAGTCGATGGCTCCTATCTTTAAGTCGGTCCAAAGGGTAGCACCTGCGCCAGAAAGCGATTGCATGGTGTCGCCTAATTCCTTCATGGCGTTATCAAGTTTGACCTGCGCCTGTGCTGCACGATCTGCGGCTGTCTCTACATATCCACCAGCGGCTTCCATGCGGTCCTTGATGATGTCGGCCACGGCTTGCGTCATGTCGCCGGTTTCTTTCATGCGCTCTCGGATTTCAGTAGCCGATAATCCAAGGTTATCCAGAATGGGCAACGATTTGCGGCCTAAACCGGTCACAATAGAATCAACCAGATAGTTTACATCCTGGCCCGTGTCTTTTGCCTGCTGTTGAGCAAACGATAAGAAGGTGCCCATTTGCTCCAGGCTCAGATTGAAGTTGTCGAACTTCACGGCCTGCTTCATCAGTTCCAGGTCGTTAATCGTGCCGTGGGTGGCTTGGCGTAAATTGTCGAGCAATCCGGGCTGGTTTAGGCGGTTAAAGGCTTGCGATATACCCTCGGCTTCGCGCGACATTTCTATGCCTTTACTGATGGCTTCGCTAAATCCACTTGCCACCGTACCCAATACTGCAGCAAACGAAGCATACTGCGCTGCAGCTGCCACGATTGATTTTGAGGTTTGATTCATTATTCCGCCCAATGTAAGGTTGTCCTGTCGGAACCCGTCGAGCGTTTTCCTTGCTTTGGCGATGTTAGCATCATAATTGCTTACATCGGCCCTCATTCTTACTAAAACATCTCCTTTAGCCATTTATTTGTCTGTTTACATATTCGTTAATTTCCTCTGCCACTTCTGCTGCAGCCTCTTGCATGTGCCAGGGTGCGGTGTGTCCAAACCAGCCGGTTTGTCTAATGGTTCCGCGATTGCCAAAGCGCGATGTGCGGGGCACGGTGCCTGTACTGATGAATCGCAGCACAAAACCACGATCAGCACCATAGTAGAAGTCTAAACGATTGCGCCCGTCGTCTATGCGCGGCCTACGGTTGCCGCCTCGCATGTGTGGGTTTAAAGCCACTTTACGCTGCCGTATCAATTCGTATTTTACTCCTGCGGTGCCTTTTTTCTTTTGTAAAATGCTCACGTTACCACCAAACGCGGTTTTGTAAAGCGAATATTTTACCGCCTGCGCTGCCCTGCGTGGGTCGCTCTTAATGTAGTTTCGGGCATCTTTGGTTAGTTTTTTACGAACTTCTTTTAGTACGTTTCGGATGTATTTTCTGATGATGTTTGCCATAGTGGGGTCGGATGTCATTATACTTCCTAATGCCTCCAGGTTGGCATCTACACCATATACCTGAACCGATCCGCCATTATTACCTCCACGGTTCAGGCTTCCTGTTCGGGTATTGTATCGCGGACTGTCGTAGTTATATACCGAATGCCTGCCACGATAACCATTGATGTATTCAGATAAACTTCCCATACTACCTTTTGCGGGATTTTGTGGAAAAGGTTTACAGAAACAAAAAAGGGGATGCCGCTGCATCCCCGATACGTAAAACAATCTAAGTATTAACCTAAAACTAAAACCTATAAAAAATTGAATGTCGTACTACAGTCCTATTTCTTTCTTGAACCGGCGATAATAAAACAATCGCTGGGCTATGCCGTTCTGTCCGCCGTTCACTTTCTTGGTGATTTGGCGTACAATCTCTTCGCCCATCTTGCCGCCGTCGTCACGGTCGGCCAACTCGTTTAACTTGTGGCACTCCCAGAACCACATGCTGGCCATTTGGTTTAACGGGTATTCGGCCACTTTCTCAGGATGGGCCACTACATCATCCATGCACAGATCGCTATCGCAGAATGCCTTGTAGTTGGCCAAACCTGTTAGCTGTATGTAACCACGACCTTTGTACTTTTGTCCGTCGCCATCCTTTTCGGGGGTATTGCCTAAGGCTATGGCCTTGGGGCCGGTATCGTAAGCCGCGCCGCTTGCCAGTTCGGTTGTGTAACGCAGGCACGCGCTTTCGTGAAATACTTGTGCCAGGTAATGCACCACGCGCTTGCGGGTGGTAATGTTGTAAGCATCGGCCCACATATTGAACGATGCCACGAACTCATCTACGCCTGCCACGTACAGCTCAGGAACTGCACGCAGCAGCATGTGTTTGTCTATCTTCATGCCTTACTCATCTTTGCTTATTTCTATGGATGTTTCGCCCTTCTGGAACTTCACCCGCAAACCAAGTTCTATGGCACGGAATCCGTACAGCAGGGTTGGGAAAAGTAGTAATTCGCCGACGGCTGTTAATACTGAGCCATCAATAATGCCCATGGGTGGGACAAAGAAGCCGCCCACGATCAGTCCCACCGATACAAAAAAGCATAGAGCGAAGGTTATGCGCAACATCAGCTGTGTGCGCGTTTCGCTTGCGGTTGTTACTTTAGTAATGTTCATAATCTTTTTAAATTTTAATTAGTTTGATACGATTAACATCTTCCCACCAATCGATTGATTGTGAGAGTATATGGTAAGTATTACCGCCATAGGTTACATTGTCGATGGGCTGCGTATTTTCGCGCACATCAACAGTAATTACTTCGCGGGGCTTCGCATAGAATGTTGCACGCCGCGCTATGCCCTGTTCATCATATTTAGTGGTAATGTAATCTAAGTTTTCGTCCAGGGCGCAACCTGCACCATACTGGGTGCCGCGCTTGGTGGTGATGGTGCCTTCTATTTCGTAGTCGTCGGCCCATGCGCTACCACCGGCGCGTATGATTTCGTTCTGATCGAAATCAGGTGTGGGTTGGCTGGGGCTGTTAACGGCTCGCAGCACTTTGATCTGCAAATCGCTTATCAGGTAGCCGATAGCCGAATAGGTGCCGAAATCGGCTTGGGCTTCGGCATTTGCCAGCAGCTCGAAATATACTTCGTAGGTACCAGCTGCTAATGTCGGCATATCAATAGCAAAGCCTTTGATGGTGTTTAGCGATACCTCGTTGCGATAATTCAGGGTGTACTGCATTCCGTCGAGGGTGATGTTACCGTTATCATCTACCTTAAAGTAGCAGCTGCTTTCGGTGGTGGTCCATTCGTAACGTGGCAAGTAGCCGCTAACTTCTACTACGCTCAACCAATAGTTGCCAACCTTTACCTTACAATGCAATTTTTTGATAAAGCCTTCGCCCTGGGTGACATCGTAGTAAGGCGATACGTTGCAGTTAATATTCAAAGCAGTATATTCGTTGCCGATGATAACAACGCGCTTTTGTATGTCGAACTTAATAGCGGATGTTGGGGTACCGGCCTGTGTTTTTTGTGACATTACCATGTAGAAATCGGTCCAACCGCTACCGCGTTGCTCCACGCTGTTTATGCGCACATCGCGTTTGCGGATAACCTGCCCGCCGTAGTCGTCGTTAAGAAACCACGAAGTCTGCTGCGTGCCGTTCTTGTATGGCTTGGTAATGGCGTTGCCGTAGAATAGCGTTACCTGGTCGATGTTCTCGGCACTCTTGTAGCCGTATTCCTTGAAAAAGTTCGGGTATTCCATGATGGTATCGAACTTTTCGCGCTGAGTTTGGAATGTGCCTTTTACACGTCGGTATGCCGGGGCATAACCACGGATGTTTTTGGCTCCACAGATACCCATCGATGCGAGCGACACGTCCCCCCATTGGGCCTGCTGGGTATCGCCATTGCGCGCCATATCGTTATAATAGTTTTCGTTGTCGCGTGCCAGCATTATTTGCGTGCCATACTGCCTACAGCTCACGCCGAAATACTTGCAAAAGGCTTCGATAGCGTCGTAGATGGATAGCTGGTAGTATTTGCCGCTTACCCCCATCTCGCTGCGCTCTGGTATGCTCAGGTAATCGCGGAATGCGTCGTAAGGTACAAACACCTCGTTAATGGGTGTTCCGTTGGGAACTACGTAATCTATGTTCACGTCTGGGATAGTAATCATGTTAAGCAGTTGCAGCAACGACACGGCTCCCTCTTGGTTTGGCATATCTACGCCTTGATAGGCTGCTACGGCTGAGATGATGGGTATATCTACCTGGTAGGGTGTTGGTGCCCATGGTTGGCTGTACAGCTCGCAATGCAGAAAGCCCATCCAAAGGGTGCTGACTCCATCGGTAAGTGTTACCGGTCGGTCGGTTGGCTTTTCGGCTATCAGTTGGCTTATAAGTGTGTCCGTTTCTGCTATAATGCTGATATAGCCGGATTGGGTGCGGATGGGTGCGTAATAGTCCAGGTCGTCGTTCTCACTTGTGCGGAACGGATTGGCTGCACCCTTCAGCTGTACGGGATTGCCGCTGTAGGTGCTGTCGTATATGTTCACATAACGGTCTTCGTTTGTAAACGATTTGAAGTGTATCTGCCAATGGATAGCCATTTTGTTTTATCTTTTTATTTTGTGCGAAATCGTGCTGCAGGTTTACGGACACAAAAAAAGCCCGCATCGTATATAAGAACTTAAGGAACCGATGCGGGCCGAACATGATCAAATAATTATGTTATGTATAATAACGTGTCGAAGCCTCACGGCCTGGATCGTGTCGCATCGCTGCGATGGTTTTATTTCAAAAATTTACGTTTTATGATGTGAAGTATTAATAATATTACAATGGCCAAAATTAAGATGTTTGCCAGATATAACCTGGTTTGCTGCCACCATGTTAGGGGCTTTGCCTCATACTCTATGATGGGGTAGGGTTTCGCGATGGTGTCGTGGGTTGCCTGGTAGATGGTGTCGTGTAACTCCAGCAGCTTGTATTTAGTATGCCAGCGTTCTATCCATACGCTATCGCCTTTTTCTTTGATGGTGATAGAGTCGTGATGGTAGATGCTGTCGTGTACCACCTTCGACTGGTAGATGGTGTCGGTGTGCATTACCGGCACTTCTACATACTCCACACTCTTGCACGATTGCATAAATAGCGCAATAATGCCAATCAGGATTGCACCTATCAGGCTCCAGGCGCATCCTTTGTACGATTTGCTTCCGTTGTTCATTTTGCAAAATACTTTTGATACTTTTCGTTGTTAATAACTTCCCATGTGCCGTCCGGGTGCTGGCAAATCCAGTCGCCGGGTTCTGCGATCTGTCGTGTTTGGTTCTGTGCTCTAACGATGTAATGCACTTTGCCGCAATACTTAATGGCATTTACTACGCAATCCAAATCAAACAGCGTGGCACTCATTTTCTCCGGCACTTGTATGGCCTGGGTTAACCGTAACATTTTACCCTTTACTACCATCGCCTAACTTTTTTATTACTTTCTCATTTATTTCGTCGTAGATATCGGGGTGTTCATTCATCAGTAAAAACACCATGCTTCGCAGTCGGTCGTTGTATGCGGCCAAATTGTCGTACTTCTTTTTAAGATCGTGCAAGTCGCCGCCATCTTCTTTGATGGTAACTTTTTCGCTGTCGCTTACGTAGATTACTTGCTCCACGTCTGATACTGTCTGTCCCAATGGATGATTGCCTATCGATTGCGCGCCCATTGGAACGATATACGCTTCGCTGTTTATTCTGTTATGGCTTACACAAAGCACGGCCTTGTCGTTCACGTATTGGTTGCCGCTTTTTGTTACTATGATAATCATACGCTAATCTTTTACGAATGGTTCTACAAACTGGGTGATGTCGGCGATAGTGTCGAACTTTGTCCCTGCTACAACGTTGTCGGGGAAGTCGATATCTAACTTTTCTTCCAGACTTACCAGAATTTCCACAAAGTCGATGCTGTCGGCTCCGTATTCCTGCTGGGGGTTGGTGTTCTCGTTCAGTTCTGATGCGTTAATGTTCAGAACTTCGGCTACTGTTTCGATAACGGTGCCGGTAATTTCTTCTTTGCTCATAATCTTTTGTTTTTGGGGTTTAAATATTCGTTTGCGGCTGGCTACTGCAATATAATTAAGCGATAGCCCCCACATGTCATCGTAGCAGGCACACAGCCCTCCATTGTGCATCCCGCCGATCCACCAGAACTCGCGATCTTGATGTTCTAAGGCTTTCTGTAAGTATTCCCTTGCTAAAGCCTTCATGCCTTCGATGCTTTGAACTTTTTGCTCTTTGCGTCCTATGGTAGCCGCTTTGTGCGCTTTCTCAAAATCGAATCCGTTTATTACTTCATCGATTAGCTGGATTTTCTCTTCGTCTGTCATACTCGTTGTAATTTATTAATTCGTAAAGATGGTGGTAGGCAATGCTATCCATGCGGTCGTTGTGGTGCAACAGCTTCATGTAGATAGTATCGCGTATCTGTATCTTTTCGTTCAGGGTTTCAATTTTGTTTTTTGCTTCCCATGAGAAAGCAACAGACAAAAATAGGCAACTGAATAGTATAACAAAGCAAATCTGCGTTGTGATATCCGATGTTTCTTTCTTTTCTTGTTTCATTTTATTTATCGATTTCTTTAATTATAAAGTTCTTGTTACCATCAAGCCACGCTTTAATGCATTTTTCTACGTCTGGCCTTATTTTTTCACATAGGGCATTTAAATCTGCATGCGTGATGTCTTCTTTGTTTTTCTCGCAATAGCGTTTTAAAAAGAATCTGGTTTTAGATTTTATATATTCATCTGCTTCAAATTTGGGATTTTCTAACGCTCTGGGTGATGCTGTTGTGCGTATGGTAAATAAACCGTTTTTGGTTGTGTTGAGGAAACACACTTCAAACTGTACGCGCGGCAAACCTTCGCAAAAAATCTCGCGCGTTGAGATTCCTAAATAATCAATCATATTTTGTACCTTTCGTTTAAATCGATTTGTAATTCTTGGGCCTTGGCGCGCATTAGTTGGATGTTTAGCCAGGGATTAATGTGTACCTCCTTGTGGCAATGGTGGCACAGGAGTAGCATGTTGCGTTTCATGCCTCGCAGTTCGGGGAATCGGGCCCACGGTAATACGTGGTGCAACTCCATCTGGCTGATATCGTGATGTTGGCCGCAATGGGGGCAAACGCCTTGGCATCGTTCATATAGCTTGCCCTTGATATCGCGCATGTTCTGTGCCAGCTGACCGCTGCGATCGTAGCCGCAGGCGTTCCGCTTTTTAACTTTGCAGTTGCTAAACGTAATGTAAAACCATCCGCGAAAGATGCGGATGGTCTTTTTCCAGGTTTTGCGCTGGGGGGGGCAAAAATTTGTAACTTCTTGCATAATACTTTGGGATTTTGGTGTTACTTTTTAATGCTACTTTCGGCTGCGTTATAGAGTATTAAGCCGGTTAGCAACATCTGCACGGGGTCAACCTTGCAGGCTGCGCTCTGTGTGCGCTTTACTGGCTTTAGGTTGCCCATGCCGTCGGTGCTCTCCATGAGTTTTACGCAGCCGAAGCAGTATGGCCAAAGTGAATTGGGCGACAGGTGAATAAGTGGCTGGGGTATCTGGTGGCCAGCACCATCATCCACCGATCGCTTTATAAAGTAGTCGAACTGCTGCACCACTGGGCTGTAATTGCCAAAGCCCTGCTTAACGGGTATTACGATGTGCTTAGGGTCGTAGCCGCTGTCGAACACCCATTGCGATAGTGCATTGATAACAGTTGCCGCGTTGTACGGATCGTAGCCGAAGCCACCAAAGTACACGCCGCGTTCCTCGTTCAGCTGCTTGATGCGGTTAACGGGCCATTCAGGGTCAAACGTCTTACCTGGTACGATGGTAATATATCCAGCATCGCGCCATTTGTACAGCAGTTCGCGGATAGGGCTTTCGTTGGCTGCAGCCTCGCTGATATATACATCCATGTCGCCGAAGTAATCGCCGGTCCATGTGTTGTAAGCCAGGAATGCCGATCCGTTAAGGTCGTCGCCCTTCGAGAAGTCCATGCCGGTAAATACTACCCATCCTTTGTCCTCTGTGCATTCGTCGATGGTGTGCGGGCCGGGCTGTCCGTTCTGCATGGTCCAATCGCCTTGTATGGCTCTTACTTCCTCAGGCTTTATCCATTCCTGGGTGGTGTTAGATGCGTACACGTTGAATAGTTTGCTAAACAGTTCGCCGCGTGTCATCTTGCCGTTACGCATGTCGGTAATACTGTCGTCGTAGAACTGATGTTGGCAGGTGATGCCCAACATGGGGTTAATCTTGCGCCGTATGTCCTTACTGGTTAGCAGCAGCTCTTCGTCGTGCTTCTCCCAGTCGTCTGGTTCCAGCAGCAGGCACAGTTGACGGTCGTCGCTCAGGGTGGGCGTTTCTTCGCCTGTGTTGTACTTTAGTTCTCTCAGTAGGGAATCGTGCAAGCCCTGCAGCATGTCGATGAATGGGCCGCTGGTGATGGTGCCTGCTGTGGTGGTGCCAAAGGTTAGGCCCTCACGACGGGGACCCATTGACGAACGCATTACGTTTACCAGGTTCATCATGTCGCTTTTGCCATTGGTGTAGGGGCTGCTGCCTAACTCATCCCAGTTTACAAGTTCGGCAAACGGACCATCCTTGGTTTTGCCTCCGGCTGTAAGTGGCATTATCATAGCGTTGCGAACGCTGTGGAATTGCGACTTCCATTTGATCTGCTTCTTAGTGATGTCGAAGCGATGGCGGTTGTCGATGGCAGAAAGCATAAAGGTGGTGCGTTCAAACAGTATGCGGCTTTGGAATTCGGCGTTGGCACAGCAATACACTTCGCTGTTGTAGTCGCCTAACAAAAAGAATACCACCTGTATAAATGCGCTCATGCCGGTTTTATCGGTTTTTCGTGGGGTGTACAGCACAAAGTAGTTACACAGTCGGCGAAAATCCTCTATCCAACCATTGCGGGCACGCTCTGTTACGGTCATGTCGCGGGTGTCTGCTTCTACCTGGGTGTTGAACCAATGGTAAAAGCCGAATACTGATGCCAGTACAAACACCTGGAATGGTTGCCAACGGTAAACGTGGGCTGCTGAGGTACCAGGGCAACGTATGCCACCCGATACGTAGTGCATTCGTCCTTGTTCGTCGGGCTCCCAATTACCTTCGCGCAGGTGGATAATCTGTTGCACCTTGCGCTCGTTAAACTCATAAGTTCTGAGTAGCCGCAAAAATTTTACGGCTCCCAGAATCTCATATCCGTTGTGCAGATCGGGCTGCTTAACAAGGTCGCTGAAGTAATCGGCCAATCGGTAGTCGATAGCACTCAGGGCTCTAACCGTGTGGTTTTCGTTCAGGCGATGCAGCAGAATCTCAACGGCTTGTTGTTTATCTTCCTTGGTCATACACTAATCGTTAATTAACATCGGCATTAACAAGATAGTTACTTCGGTTTCCTTTTGGTCGTCGGGCTCCAGCAGTACGGCTGTGGTAGCATCGCGCATGTTGAAGACTACAGATTCGTCGTCGATGTAACTAAGGGCTTTAAGCAGACTGCTACCCTTTAGGCCGATACTAATCTGTTGACCTGGTGTTGTATCTAACTTGATTTTGTCGCTGGCTCCCATGCTGAAGTCGTAGTCGTCGCCGTGGATGTGCAGATAATCTTCGCGGAAATGCAGCTGCAGCAGTTCCGACGAATCGTTGGCGAATGGTAACACGCGCTTGATGCTGTTTACCAAATCGCGCTTATCTACAACGGCTTCGATTGGAGTGTCGGATGGTATTACCGAATTATACTTTGGATAGTTTTCGGCTATCAGTCGGAAGGTCATCGTGTAACGGTCGTTAGCCACCTGGCACTTGTTTTCGTTAAAGCGCAGGTTAACGTTTCCATCGGTCAGCGTGTCGGCCATAACCTTTGCCGCTTTGGTGGGGATGGTGGCTTCTATCTTGCCGTCGTACTGGTGTTCGTTCCAGCCATAAAGACGGTTACGTACCAGCGTGTGGCCGTTGCTTGCTACGATGTCGAGCGAATTGTGTTTGGCAACGGTACACATGTGTACACCACACATGGCGGGTCGCAGGTCCTGGGTGCAAACGCTCCACAGACAACGCTTAATGGCATCGGCTATTCGCTTGCCGTCGAGCTCGAATGGTTCGGTGGGTAGCGGTTCGTCGATGATTGGGTATTCGTCGGCACTCTCAGAAAGGAAGTGTATCTGTCCGTCCTGGTGTTCGATGGTAAACATGTAATCGCTTTCGGTGGTGCATGTTACCTGCAGCGGCTGTTCGGGCATCTGTCGCAGGGCATCATGCAGTCGGCCTGCATCTACACAGAACTTACCTTCGCCCTCCATGGTCTGCAACTCCAGGTTGGTGCGTATGCTGCACTCACCATCGCCGCCCACCATGGTTAGCTGGTTATTTTTTACCTCGCAAAAAATATTGCCCAGGATAGGCATTGGGTTCTTACTGTTAATTACTTTGGCGATCAGGACGGTTGCGCCCAACATCGCGGTACTGCTAATTGTAAATTTCATAATTATGTGTATTTGGGTTATTTACTTCGGAGTGCTGCCAGTACGGGGTCGTCGTCGTCCGCGCTGGTGTCGGATGGGCCTGCAGCATTGGTGGGTATCTTACCCTTTGCTGTGTTGTAGTTTAAGCCCAGGGCTTGGAACTGGTCCATGAGGGTTTTCTGTATCTGGATATACTTATCAATCAGGGGATTTACTTCGCGCTTGGGCTGCTTCATGCTGCCCGTGGTGTAAGTAAGAAAGCTGGCTTTGTCGAGATCGGTCTGCAGTTTATCCAGTATTACCATGTTCATAGCGGTTGCACGCAGCTGGGGTGTTAGCCAAATGTCGAATGCGCTACCTGTGCGCAGTTCAACCATCTGCGTTAACTCGCTCACATAATCTGTTATTGTTTTGGCTTTTGGCTTGGTGGCCTTTGCCTTTGGTTTGGTTTGCTTTTTTGCTGGCATGTTTATTTCTTTTTACGTGGTTTGCGGAACTTGAATTTGGGCATGGCCTTAACCATCTGTTCGTGTTCATAGGGTAGGCGATACTTTTTGTAAACATCGGTGGGTATGCCCATCAATTTGCCTGGTAACGTCATCCACGCATCCCACATGTTATCGCATGGGCGATGTAGTAGGTGGCCTTTGGCTTTCCAGGCTTTGGCACTATTGTTTATGCCTTTCGACTTGATGCGGGGGAATCCTACACGCTGCTGTCCGTTCTCATCCAGTATGGGTTCGTCGTTCTCGTCGAACTCAGGGCCGTAGATGCCGAGACAGTAGTAACGTTCACGAACACCTGTTCGCCGTTCGTCGGGTGGTATGATGCCAACCAACGGGCAACGCCCGCAGCAGTCGGGTTGCTCAGGTGGCAACTTGCGTGGTGTATAGATATTTTTTGGCATAGCTTTGGAATTTAATTTTGTATTATTCGTCGAAGTGTCTATATATATAGATTTCGGTACTATTAGATGCTAAGTTACGATGCGGGAAAAAATCGCCCTACGATTTTATACCTTATCAACAGAAAGA